GGTGGTCACTTTCAGGGTGACGAAACGCTGTTCGGCCTCCGACCAGAATTTCTTGGTCTTGAGGTTGAGGGAGAAGTCGCGCTTGGTGCGCAGCTTGGAATGGGCAACATTGTTGCCGATCATTCTCTTCCTACCGGTTATCTGACAAACCTTAGACATAATATTTTACTTTTTTAATTGTTACTTTTTTAAGGGGCACAGAACGAAATGTGTAAAAGTATCTATCTCTTGAATGGTAGGTAGGGAGTTGTTGTAGAGCGAGTTACGTGATTTTGAGTGGGGAGCGCGGTATTTTTCGAATTGTGCAAAGGGGTTACATTTTGTTTACATTTGAGGGGCGTGTTTGAACGGTGCGTTTGAAGTTTTGTACAGAGGGCGTGTGATGTCTTGTCAAAGAGCGCGCGCATTGCTGCTTATATTGGCGTCATATTGGCTATTTGAGGGCCTTATGGCGCCTTTTTCGTGCCCTTACGCAAATGGTATTCGGGGAGTGTTCAAAGGGCCCAAAAACGGCTGCAAAAAACCGGCTGCCGCCGGTGGGTTCTGGACGGATCCAGGCGCCGGCCCTCCAGGGCATTCCGGGTGTTAGGGGGACATTTAGGGGGACATTTAGGGGGACAACTTGTCGGAGTTAAAAAAACGAAATGTTATTATTAGGGGGACATTTAGGGGGACAATTTTCGGAAAAATTTGAGCGATAGCGGCAGGGGTACGGCTTTGAAACGGCCAAAATAAGGGCGTTTTTGCGAGATAGGCACCCCCTTACGACCATAGGAAACGGACGAAAAAACGGGCAGACGCGGCGATTGGTGGCCGTTTCTGCCCGTTTTCGGTTTGTAAAAATGTGTGTGCGGGTCTATTCAAGGACGATGGCGCCCAGGACGAGGGCTACGGAGACGATCTCGTCTTCGTGGAGCTCGAAGGGGCGGTAGCGCGGGTTTTCGGAGACGCAGGTGATGAATGCGGGGTTGTTTGGGTATTCTTCAACTCGCTTTATTAGGATGCCCTGGTTGCGTGTGCAGATGGCGTAGATCCGGTGCCACTGCCAGAAGGTGACCATCTCTATCTTCTTACAGGCTACGATGTCTCCTCCGCTGTATTTGGGCGTCATGGAGTCTCCTTTGACCCGGATAAGGAAGTCGGCACCCTTGAGCTCGGACACCGTGTAGAAGTCTTCGACCGGCAGATCCTGGAAGTCGAAGGATCCGTAGCCGGCTATGGCGTCATAAGGTATCAGCGGGATTGCGTGCTTATCAAGAAGTGAGCTTTGGCGTGCAGTATCGCGTCCGAACATGTCCCCAGATCCGGTCAATAGCCAGGATGAAGACACATTATATTTCTCGCACAGGAATGATATCACATCAATCCCGGCATACATTCTCCCGTTCAGAATTTCTGAAAACTTAGATGGCTTCACATCCATCTCTTTTGCGAGAGAGCTCTTTGTTAGGCCAGAATCATTGTTTAGAAGCGTTTGAATGGCATCTAAAACCCTGGCGTTTACCATATCTTTACCCATAAAATTCAATCTTTCTGAAAAAATAATTCAGAAAATCTGTTGTATATTCCAGAAATTCTGTATATTTGCGGTGTATTTACATCGTAAACCCGACTGCAAAGATAGGAAATTATCGCAAAACCAAAGTAATATGAGACAGTTTATCAAGGTTTCGAACGAGCTCAACAAGGAGCTGCAGCTGCATTTCAAGCGCAGCAGGATGTCTATCTGGAAGGCCCTGGCCTTCGTCACCCGTCACCCGGAGGCTACGGCCATCAGGGAATATGCGCTGGCCCACGGCGGGCAGTACACGGAGGAGGACTTCATCCCCAACTGCCAGACCCGCCACGAGAACGGCATCATCTATCAGGAGTTCCCGGGCAAGGTGAAGCTGATCATCAACACGAAGGACAGCTCCGTCTGCATGACGGTGAATGCCGTGCTGGAGCAGGAGTTCAAGAATGTGGATATGAAGGGCTGGGGTAATATCGTGGCCTTCGCGCAGGAGCGCGCGGCGCAGGCGGTCAATCTTTAATGTCCGTGGCCATGGCGAATGAGACTATCCTTGCGCGCATTCTCGAACACGAGAAGTGCAGCGACCAGATCCGGATCGGCTACACCTTCCCCACGCGGGATCTGGAGGCCACGGCCGACCAGGTGCTCCGTCAGTATGACGAGAACCTGGCCTGGTGCGGCGGCATGGAGGAGGCCGGCCAGAAGTATTACGTGCGTATCTGCATCGTGGATGCGGTGAGCCTTAAAGTCCTGAAAGTCGTATGGGAAAATACCAATCTATGACCCCTATGCAGATTGTGGCTGCATGGGAGGAGGCCGCACGTGAGCAGCGCCGCCGCGAGGCTGAGCGGCAGACGGGCGGCAACGCCTGGCTGATGAAGTACCGGACGGTGGGCGATGTGCCGCCGGAGGAGCTGAGTATGCACCTGGCCGCCAGGAGATAGGCGGCGGAGCTCTGCGCAGCCCGGATGGTCGGGCGCCGGTGACGGAGGCGCGGGTTCGAGTCCCGCCGCAGGGCCTAAGAGAGACAATGTATGGAATACCTTGGAAACATAATCGCAGTGACCGTGGCGGACCTCACGAGGGCCGATGACGGCGATGCCATTATGACATACGACAACTATAAGGCACTATGTAAGCGCGGGAACCTCCACGTCCTCCGTCCCGGCAAGGGGCTTGGGCATCCGGCGCTGATTGAGTTCGCCTCGCTGCCGGAGCGTTTCCGCGTGGCGTTCACGCAGAAGTACGGGGATCCGGAGCGTCTGCTTAACAAGGACAGGGATATGCTCAGATATGACGAGAAGGCGCGGTCCTTCTTTGCGGAGTACCGTCTGGAGGACGGCTCCGCCCTCAAGGGCGAGCATCAGGAGGAGTACCTGGTGAACGCTTCGGTGCTGAATCACCTCATCGGCCTGGAGAACACGCAGCGCTCCCGGCGCAACATGTCAGGCAATTCGACGCCGGTGAACTGGGAGGCTATCTACAGCTGCTGCGAGCGCCTGCGTGATGAGTACGGGCATACCCTTCCGCGGAACATGGCTCGCCTGCGGGAGAAAATACGTCAGTACAAAAAGGAAGGCTACGCCTGCCTGGTGAGCGGCAAGCTGTCCAATAGCAACTCTACGAAGATCACCGCTGCCGCCGGCCGCTGGATCGTGGCGCTGAAGCGCTCCCGGGTGCCGGTCTATACCGTCCAGCAGCTCTATGACAAGTACAACGCCGAGTGTGCGGGCCACGGCTGGAAGCCACTGCGTAGCATCAACACCCTGCTGCAGTACCTGGAGCGCCCGGAGGTGATGGTGCAGTGGAAGGACAGCGAGCAGGGAGAGCTGGCCGCGAAGGCCCTGTTCACCCGCAAGTTCAATACCATCATGCCCAGCTGCAGGGATGCGGTCTGGTACGGGGATGGTACCAAGATCAACCTCTACTTCAAGCAGTATGTGCCGGGCGTGGGCTATAAGGCCGCCTGCTTGCAGGCCTACGAGATTGTGGATGCGTTCAGCGAGTGCCTGATCGGCTGCAACGTGAGTGAGGTTGAGAATTTCGAGAGCATGTATGAGGCCTGCCGTGCGGCCATCGAAGGCACGGGCTATCTCCCGGTGGAGCTGGTGTTCGATAACCAGGGCGGCACGCGCCGCGCCGACGCCCGGGAGTTCCTGCAGAAGATTGCGCGCGTATCGCGCCCGACAACCCCCAATAACCCTACATCAAAGAGCATCGAGTCCATCTTCGGACGGTTCCAGAGCCAGGTGCTGCACAAGTATTGGTATTTCACCGGCCAGAACATCACGGCCCGCAGCGACCGCTCCCGGTTCAATGCGGAGTTTGTGATTGCGAACGTGGAGCAGCTGCCCACGCGCGAGGAGGTGGTGGCCACCTACATGCAGGCCCGCGAGGAGTGGAACACCATGCAGCACCCGAACTGGCTGCAGCCGCGCCGCGAGCTGTACGCCCAGAGCGTGAACGCCCAGGCGGTGGCGCTGACGGATGCGCTGCGCCGGGAGCTGTTCTGGCTGCGCACGAAGGAGGCGGTGGCTTACACGGCCGCGGGAATCACCATCACCATCAACAAGCAGCGCTTCACCTATGAGGTGCTGGATGCGGAGGGGATGCCGGACGTGCGCTTCCTGTCCAGCAATGCAGGGCGCAAGTTCGTGGTGCAGTATGACCCGCACGACATGGAGCGGGTGCGCCTGTGCCTGGAGGATAAGAACTACGGACTGCAGTTTGTGACGGAGGCCCGGCCGTATATCAAGAACCACCGCGCGATGATGGACCAGGAGGAGGGAGAGCGCAGCTTCATCGTGCGCCAGGACATGGCAAACAAGAAGGAACGGGTGCGCCGGGATCTGCAGAACCACGCGCTGGAGTTCGAGTTCGGCGTGGCTCCGGAGCAGCACGGCCTCACGACGCCCCGCCTGAAGGGCATCTCCAACGCGGAGTACGAGCGCTTTGCCGACGAGATCCGCGCAGAGGAGGCCGCCGCAGCTGCCGTGCCGGTGCTACCTGAAAGCATCGGCAAGCTGGAGAAGGAGGTCTCGAACTTCGACCCGCTGGAGGCCTACAACCGGATGTAACAAGTCAAACCCAAAATAGAAGCAGTTATGATTACAGACAACCAGAAAGAGCTCATCGCGCAGGACCTGCGGGCCTACGTGGAGCGCTACCCCAGCCAGAACAAGGCTGCGAACTCCCTGAAGGGTGTGTCCGCCGGGACGCTCTCTTCCATCCTTAACCGCAACTGGGCGAACATCTCGGAGGAGATGTGGCTGAAGATCCAGCGGCAGGTAGCCTCTGGCGCCGGCTGGCATCTATGCGAGACGGCCGCCTACCGGGCGCTGATGCTCTACTTCGCCGACGCCCAGGAGGACAGTAACGTGATGTGGGTGACTGGCCCTGCGGGCATCGGTAAGAGTACGGCCGCGAAGGAGTATGCAAAGAGTCACCGTGAGGTGTTCATGCTCACCTGCAGTGAGGACATGACCCGCGCTGACTTCGTGCGCGAGCTGGCCCGCGTGGTAGGCGTTAACGCCCAGGGAATGAAGGTGCGGGAAACCCTGCAGGAGATTATCCGGGAGCTGGGCAGTAAGGATAGCCCGCTGCTGATCTTCGACGAGGGAGACAAGCTGACGGACTCGGTGCTGTACTATTACGTGTCCCTGTATAACGCCCTGGAGGATCTGTGCGGCATGGTGTTCCTCTCCACGGACTACATCCACAAGCGCATCGGCCGCGGGGTGCAGGCCTGCCGCAAGGGATATGACGAGCTGGACAGCCGGATCTGCCGGCGGTTCATTCCGCTGACGCTTGTGAACAGCAACGAGGTGGCGGCCATCTGCCGGGCAAACGGCCTGGTGGATGAGGTTGCTATCCGGAGCGTTCTGCAGGAGGCCGCGGAGTGCCGCAATGACCTTCGCCGCGTGAAGAAGTCTATCCACAAGGAGCTGAAGAAGCTGTCCTTGAGAGCATAAATAAACCCGTTCAAACACCGTTCAAATGGCTAAATCCCTTTCTGCCCGCCAGGTCCTCAGCATCAAGCGCCGCTCCATCACCCTTGGGGATGGATGGGACGAGTGCTTCGGTGCGATGGACCGGCACGGCGTGGTCTTCATCTGGGGCAATTCCGGCAACGGCAAGAGCTCCGCGGTGGCATCCCTGGCGAAGGCGCTCACGGCCTTCGGCTCGGTCCTTTTCGTGCCGCTGGAGGAGGGTTACTCCCTCTCCCTGCAGAACACCTTCAAGCGCTTCGGCCTGCAGGACTGCGGGTCTCGCATCCAGGTACTGGAGAGCGCTTCGGTGGACGAGCTGGACGAGCGCCTGCGGAGGCCCAAGAGCGCGGAGTTCGTGATCGTGGATTCGTTCCAGTACCTGCAGATCTCCTACAAGCGCTATATCGCCTTCAAGGAGGCGCACCGCAACAAGCTCATCATCTTCGTCTCCCATGCGGAGGGAAAGCAGCCCGAGGGACGGGCGGCGCGCAGTGTCAAGTACGACGCCTCCCTGAAGGTGTGGGTGGAAGGCTACAAGGCCTTCTCCAAGGGGCGCTTCATCGGCAGCACCGGTGAGAAGGTGATCTGGGAGCAGGGAGCCGCCGAATACTGGGGAGAGCCGGGCGTCGGTGATGAATCTGAAAGCAACTACAGAGATGATGACGAACAGTAAAGACAAGAAGGGCTACTCGCTCTTCTACGCCCTGCTGAGGGCGCATCCGATGGCAGATAAGAATGACCTGGTGCTCACGTACACCGGCGGCCGCACGACGCACCTGCACGAGATGAAGCCCTGGGAGTACCGGGAGATGTGCGACGCGCTGAAGGAGGCGGACGCATCGGCCCAGGTGGTGCAGCTGAAGAAGGCCCGGAGCCAGGCGCTGCTGTGGATCGGCCGCCTGGGCGTGAACACGGTGGATAACTGGGATGGCATCAATGCCTTCTGCCTGTCTCCGAAGATTGCCGGGAAGGAGTTCAAGGAGCTCTCCATCGCGGAGCTGCAGGCCCTTGTGCGCAAGCTCCGTGCTATCCGCGACAAGGGCGGCATCAAGAGCCTGCCGGAGCCCGTGCAGCCGGTAACCACCTTCCATTTTCCCATCAACCCGAACGGTATCAAATCCTGAAGCTATGGCAAGAATGAAACAAGACCTGGATCTGGCGGAGGTTATGTGCCGCGCCCTGCATCACCGCGACGAGCGGGTGGTCCTGCAGGCCTTCCTGCTGCTCTTCCCCGGTGAGGAGTTCGTGCTGGAGAAGTTCCGCCTGGAGAAGAAGGATGGCCGCTGCCCGTACATCTCGGACGTGGCCGCCTACTATGACGGGAAGCTGCTGATGAAGCGCACGTCAACGACGAAGACCGGCTTCCACCAGCACTATGAGTCCCAGTTTTTTGACAACAATCCCAAATCCAAATAGCATTATGTCTGAAAAAAAGAACACCGTGGCCGTGGAGATGACGGCCGAGGAGAAGGCCCAGTTCGAGGCCTTCCGCAAGGAGAAGGCCCGCAAGGATGCCGAGGAGAAAGCCCGGCAGATGCGGGTTGACTATGCAAAGATGGTGGATGACGAGATCTCCGCCATCATGCCTGAGCTGGTGCGTGTGTCCGGCGATATCGCCGCCACTAAGCGCCGCGCCTATGAAAACTTCAAGGCCATCATCGAGATGAAGGCCGAGATGTTCCGCCTGAAGAAGGGCGAGGAGCTGGACGTGAAGAGTCACACCTTCACCAACTCCAAGGGGACCATGCGCATCACCCTGGGCGCCTACCAGATTGACAACTACCTGGACACCGCCGAAGAGGGCGTTGCCATCGTGAAGGAGTACATCTCCTCGCTGGCGAAGGATCCCGAGAGCGAGTCTCTGGTGAAGATGGTGCTGTCGCTACTGTCGAAGGACGCGAAGGGTACGCTGAAGGCCTCACGTATCGTGCGCCTGCGCAAGCTGGCGGACGAGTCCGGCAACGAGCGCTTCCTTGAGGGCGTGAAGATCATCGAGGAGGCCTATGAGCCCATTGCCTCGAAGATGTACGTCAAGGCCGAGGTGCGCGGCGAAAATGGCGAGTGGAAGTCTATTCCCCTTGGCATGACTGAGTCCTAACCTCTGAACATGGCTGCCTATGGGTGACAACAGGCGCGGAGTAATGTATCAGAAGCGGGTCCGCGACGTCAACAGGATTTTTGATGAGGAGTCTGCAAAAGGTCTCTCCAACCGGGAGATCTGGCGGCGGTTCATCTATCCGAAGTACGGCATGACGGAGCGGACCTTCTACAACCTCCTCGGCGCCTGTTACAACCCCAAGGCGGCCATCCCTGAAGAAACCCTGTCTCTTTTCCCTGAGCTTGATAGCGATGACTGAATTTGACACCATACTGCGGAGGATCCTGAGTGATATCCGTGTTGGCATCGGCGCGGAGTTCGACGAGAACTTCGAGCGCCAGGCCTTCTTCTCCCATGCCTGGCAGCGCAGGCGCAGCCCCGTCCGCGGAGAGGGCCATATCCTGCTGGACACCGGCGAGCTGCGCCGCTCCATCAAGGCGGTCTCCGACGAGAACTCCATCACCTTCTCCTCGGACCTCCCCTATGCGGAGATCCACAACGAGGGCGGTAAGATTGCCGTGACCGCGAGGATGAAGCGCTTCTTCTGGGCGAAGTTCTACGAGACGCAGAACGCCTTCGGCCGGAAGAAGTCCGGAGAGCTGCGCAAAGACAAGCGGAACGCCCAGCTGGACAGCATCTCGGAGTTCTACCGGACGATGGCCTGTCTCCCGGTAGGGTATCAGATCACCATTCCCCGGCGCCGGTTCCTCGGCACGGATCCGGCGCTGGAGGCACAGGTGACAGCCATCATCAGCAACAATCTTGAGGAGTATTTCAATAAAGAGTTTTTAAAGAAATGACACGTGAACTTTTCTCTGCGCTCACGGACGCCATCAAGTCCGTGCAGGTGGATGGGCAGCAGCTCGTCCAACATATCGACCTATGGAACCAAAATGTGGAGTTCATTGACCAGGAGCAGGCATGGCCTCGCCCGGCCGTATTCATCGAGTTCGGCCAGGCGAACTACCGGCTGCTCTCCGGCCCGTCCATCACGGCCACGGCCGAGGTGGTGGTGACGCTGCACATCGTCACCGACTGGAAGGGCTCCACGGCCGACGGCAGCGACCAGCAGGACGCCGCACTGGAGGTCCTGGACTTCCCCTGGCTCATCGCCCAGGCGGTGGCAGACATCCCGGACGGGCAGACCTTCCGCCGGGTGATGTTGCTGAGCGACCGCCCGAACCACAACCACGAGCAACTCGTGGAGACCCTGCAGCAGTATTCTGTTGCCATTCAAAGAACATTCTAATCCCATTTTATCAACCCTTAAAAACACAGAAAGAGTATGAATCAGACAGTCAAACTCACCAAGGAGACCTTCTCTCCTGACAAATTCAACTTCGTGGACCTCGGCCTTCCTTCCGGCCGTCAGTGGGCAAGCGAGAACGCGCCCGGCCACTATGATTTCGACGAGGCCTGCGAGGTCTTCGGTGACTTCCTCCCCAAGGGCGCCGCTATGGTGGAGCTCTTCGAGGAGTGCCAGGTGGAATGGAACGAGGAGAAGAAGGGCCTGGATATCACCGGCCCGAACGGAAACAGTCTCTTCTTCCCTGCAGCTGGTTACCGGTGGCGAGGTGGAGATCTGGAGAATGAGGGCATCGAGGGTGACTATTGGACCCGGATGCCATTTGTGCCCAAGTCCAAATCCTACGCTTCGAGCAGCAGGGCGAACGCGCGCGGCCTGTACTTCTACTCGGGCGGCCTGGGCCCGCTGGGCAGCAGCTACCGCTCGTACGGCTTCTCCGTGCGCCCCTCCCGAGAATTACATTGAGTCCTTTAACCCGGCAGCGCCCGTCTGAGGGGCGCTGCCTTATCTTGAAAATGTCATGATTACCGAAGTCAAAGCATATCTTATATCGGCCTCTCTCATACTTTTCCTTATATTTTCGTGGATTGGATGCCTCGTCTTAGGCGAGATCCACGGTCAGCGCCGCGCCCTGGATCTTGCGAAGACCGTGTCCGACACGCTGGAGTTCCGGGACACTGTCTATCTTCCGGCGCCAGAGCCGGTGAAGACGGAGCCTGCCGGCTTCGAGCTGGTGAGGGTGGGGACGGTGGCCCAACTCAGGCGCCGCATCGCCGCCCTGGAAGCGGAGGCCGCCGCACAGCTGCCGGACACTGCCCAGGTGGATGCTCCTGCAGCAGCTGACACGGCCGCAGTCGTCGTCCCGATGGAGCGGGAGCGCAAGACCTACGAGACGGAGGACTACAGGGCCGTTGTCTCCGGCATCATGCCGTCCCTGGATGAGATGACCGTCTTCCCGCTGACCAAGCAGATCACAACGACGAACACGGTGAAGAAGCGCTGGATCTTTGCCGCTACGGCCGGTCCGGGTGTGATGTATGATGGCAAGATCCATTTCGGCGTAGGTGTCGTTGTGGGCCTTTCGTATAACTTCTAATTCAAGCAAGAAATGGAAAAGATTGAGACAAATATGGACACGGTCAAGTGTCCGTGCTGCGGCGCCGAGCTGGCCTACCGCTGGGACGAGCTCTCCGAGGAAGAGCAGGCGATGGAGGGCTTCTTCTGCCCTGAGTGTGGAACCTTCGTAAAGCTGCCGGAGTAATGAAGCCAGGAAGCGTCCAAATTGGCGACCATTACCTCTTAGAGGGCCGAGTGGTCACCGTGGTCGGAATCCTTGAAAATCTGGCCGTTTTGAGGCCTTCCCGGGGCTTTATGCAGGTTGTCCGGCAGAAGGACCTGCAGCCGATACCGGTGACGCCCCTGCAGCTGGAGAAAAACGGCTTCGTCCCGATGAGCTACGAGGACTGCTATGAGCTCAAGCGCGCCTCCTTCCGGGTGCGTGTGTTCATGGACGAGGAGGGCATGATGGTGGTGGCCGACAATGGGGAGGACTCCGTCCAGAAAGACGGCCGCCGGGAGCTGCAGCTGCTGCAGCAGGCCATGCGCTTTGTGGATATCGACCAGCAGCTGGAGGCCTACCATGGATAAGTGCTACTGGCAGTATTGCAAGAAGTGCCCGGAGTGTGGCTACTTCGCCCCTGAAGGGCCGCGTCCGGAGTCCGCAGTGGGCCGGGAGGATATCTGGCCGGACGCCTGCCACAAGTACGGCTATATCCTGCACGATGACCTGCCGCCTACGGATGACTGCGAAGGGTTCAAGACCAAAGCCCAGCTGCAGCTGGAGCAGTCAGCAGCCGCCACGAAACGGCGGAAGAAGAGATGAAAAAAAGAAGCCCGGCCGGTTGGTCGGGCTTCTTCGTTACTTGTATATCGGGACGTTGTCCAGGACACTGTCAAGGAAAGCAGCTCCGCCCTGGATCTGGCGGAACTCCTCCTGCGCCGCCTGTAGTATGTCGGCGCTGAGATTCTCCGGCTCGTGGCCGTGGCTCCTGACGTATGCGATAAACTCCTTACTCATTTCTGCAAAGTTAAGAATTTTTTTTGGAATAATCCCATCCATACAATTTTGCAACTCTTTTTGCGACCTCGTGATAGTGCGAGGCGTTGCATCTGGCTATTCTCTGCTGCCTGGATGCCTGGTCCGGTGCGTCATCAATGTAGTCCGAAAACTCCTTGTGTACCTGATTATTCACCTGGTTGTAAGCCCGGATGAAATCCGCCTTAGTAACTCCCCAGCCGCCCTTTGGCCGTTTCATTGAGAAGGTGTATTTGTGCGTCACAGCTCGGATCTCAGCCATATCATACTCAATGGCCATACCAATATCTGCCCCGCTGAAGGAGTTCCCGATGGCCTCCCATCCAGTCTTACCCTGTCCGCTCGGATGGTTGTGCGTGACCACAGCGTCTTTACAATTAGCTTTGCCGGATGCGATATTTACGGAGCTCTTTGTCCCTCCAGCGATTGACTGAACCTTCTTGCCTGTTTTCGGGTCGAAGATGTGTGCGGACTCAACCTTGTGCGTGCGGATCCTGTGCTCGGATTCGAGTACGCTCTTTGACAGCTCCCAGCTGAAGTCCTTCTCTGTCTTTCCAACCTGCAGGGCTTTGCGCAGATCTGCGCAGGCGTAGCAGTCCTTGGCTCCGCTGCGGCCGCTGGTGTTGAACGGGCAGCTCTTGCACTGATCAGGGAAATAGGGGTGGCTGTCCGGGAAGGACTCACCGTCCTTGCCGGCATTGAACTTGAAGACGTCACCGTTCTTGCCGACGGCTTCCTCTCCAAGGCGCATGGCCTCCGCCGGATCCGTGGTCGGCGTGCTCTTGAGAACTTGAACCACCGTACAGCGGCAGTTCCATCCGTTCGGCGGGAAGTAAGAGTCCCAGAACTGGTCCGTGATGGGGAGCGTGATGCGGTCCAGCGCTGCGTGCTCCTTGCGGACCTTATCATCGCCGGCTGTCCTGTACTGCAGGAGATATCGGTCTCCGTCCTTGGTGAAGTCGTCCCATTTCGCAGCCATCTGCGCGGATGCCTGAACGAAGTTATACTCCGCCCGCAGGTAGTTCTTGTTGTATGATTCATCCACCGATTGAACGGCCTTCAAAAACTCGTCAAAGGTCCTGCGGTTTCCGTTCTCGTCGATAAGCGACGGCCATGCGGACCCCATCTCTATGACGGCCTTGATGCCCGAGAAGATCTCGTTGGATCTGGAGAGTCTTGCCCGCATCGTGTCCGACATCTTCACCGGAGCGATGGCCTTATCCAGGATATCCCTGTTTGTCTGGACGAACTTGTCAACGTCCGGATGCTTGACCAGCTCGATATTAAATGAGCTGCCGCCCTCGTGATAGAGTGCTCCCATCATCCCCTTGAAGCGGGCCTCCAATTTCTGGCGGTCGCTCTCGCCGATGTAGTCCTCTTCTTCGGACTCATCCGCGAGCTGGAGCCCCTGGGATGCCAGGAGTGCGTCATATCTCTTCCGAAGCCCCGTGAACGCGGCGGGGCCTATTCGAAAAAAGGGTAGGCGCTGTTTTGCACCGGAACCTTGACTCCGGTCTCCTTGGCCTTGCCGGCAGGTACACCGTACTTCTTCTTGAAGTAATCACCCGGGACCTCGTAATGGTTCACGATCATCTCCTCGAAGGCCTTTTGCTGCTCGGGGGTATAGTCCACAGGCTCGTCCCATTCGAAGCTGAGGCCCTGCACCGGGAAGCCGTGGTGGATCATACGGGGCAGCAGCTTATTGTTGACCATGTCGCGAATGCCGTCGCAGATGGATTCCACGAGGTTTTCGAGGACGTCCAGGTGCGTTTGGGACTGACTGAGCGAGGAGCCGTCATCAATGGTCATCGTCTGATTGAGCACCAGCTTCGAGAGCTCGGAATTGGCCCTCTCTACGCGCTTGTCATAGACGTTGTAGGCGTCGGACTTGGTGGACTCCACCAGCTCGATATCGGTGCTGTCATCGAAGACGCCCCAGGCCTTGGCTCCCATATTTTCCATCATGGCGGCCATCTTGGAGCGCTCAGCCTCGTCGCGGGTGGATGTCTTGGCAATCCTGATGGGGATGCCGAACATCTCGGCGAAGGTGTCCCAGAAGGCCAGGGCGTACTTCTTGGCGATGGTCTCCTTGGCCGCCTTCTCGAAGAGGCCGAGGTCGTTCTTACGGCCGCTTTCGATGAGCCAGTCCGTGACGGGCGCCTCGCGGTATGGCAGGCCGGTCTTCCAGTCCTCACCCTTGATGCGGACTATGCGGCCCTTCTCGGGAACCACGTGCTCACGGGGGATGAGGGTGACACCGTCGTAGGCCATCACGTTGTTTGCTCCGACGATGATGTTGCCCAGCTCGATGAGGGAATGGCCGTAGTAGCGGGCCTCCAGGTGATAGTCCAGCAGATCCTTGAACCATTCCTGGTCAAAGATCTTGACAGCCTCCTCGTCCTCCTCGCCCTTCTCGTTGACGAACTTGAAGGAGCGGGCCTTGACGTAGCCGTTCAGCTGCTCAATGGTGCCCGAGAGGTGGAGATCCAGGGCGACATCGTCGTAGATCTCGTAGAGCCGGATGCGGTTTGGGTTGTCGAAGCTCTTAGCCATCTGGCAGGCGGTGCGCCAGTCGGCGATATCATGCTCCACCAGGCGCTTGCTCTCCTGCTGCAGGTCGATGACTACCTTCTTGAGGCGCTTGCGGTCGGCAGGATCTGCAAGGTCGAAGTCTCCGTATTTGCCGGAATGTAGCACGGGGGCCTGGGCCTCCGGCTGCTTGGGTGCGTATTTGTTGGCAATCGCCAGGGCGACGTTGCCGAGTCGTTCTGTGAGTTTCATTACCAGATGCTGTTTACAGGTTTAGCCGACCCCCAGCGCAGCGGGTTAGCGGGGCTCCCGTCTTCGTTGGTGGCAAGCGGTAAATCAGGGACGATGTCTCCCTTTGAGACGCCTTCGAGCCACTTGATGGCGCGCTCGTAGCGTTCCTTACGGATCTCCATGCCCATGCGCTGGGAGACGGAGCTGTAGAGATGGTAGAGGGCGATGTCGCAGGTGATCATCACGATATGCCGGTTGCGGTCCGCGCCGGTGGCCGCGAAGATGCTTTCTACGTCATACTTGGGCCGAAGGTAGCCGGATATCTCCTCGATGGCTTCCTTCTCAGCGTTCTCCCGGTTCTCCGGGGCGCTCTGGTCTGCGATGTTCAGCGCGGTAGCGCCGATGACCACTTTGTAGTCTTCTTCTGTTAGGAATGCCATGGCTTATGCGCTTTGAACAGGTGTGACATACAGGGCGATATTTTCGACATCCTGGATCTTGGTACCGGACTTGAACCGGCCCTGCTGGATGAGGCGCTTGATGGTCTGCTTAGGCACGACCTTGAGCCTTCCGCCGGCGTAGAGGACGTAGTAGCGCAGGCGAAACTTCTGGGAGAGCTTGTCGGCCTTCTTGACCGCCCGCGTGTAGCGGATGCCCCAGATGAGGCGCTGACAAGACTTGATAATCGACATGACGGCTTCCGCCACGGCCTTGTAGGCGGTTGTGAGGGTTTCGATGAATTTTTCCATATTACCATTTGTTTTTGGGACGAGGGCGGGCGCCCATCATCGGGGTGAAACTGCTGTGTCTTGACTCGCGCTGGAGCTTCCAGATGGCGCCTTCGTCGGCGTCCGGTGCATCGTCGTGCGCGGAGCTGCCCTTGCTCAGGGCGAGGGTCTGGTCGATGCCGACCTTCATGTCCGGAGAGTCTTTCTCGTCCTCGTTGTAGAAGACGAAGCCGCGCTCCCAGAGCGGGGTGATGTTGGTGATACGCTCCAGCTTGTCCGGCTTCTTGCGCTTGTCGCCGGCAATGGGCAGCTGCCATCCGCGAAGCTCTCCCTCCGTGGTGAACTCGTCCAGGAGGGTGTCCTGAATGAAGTTTGCTTCCATCAGCCACTGGACACGGGCGGCATCGTCGCCGAGCCGCTCGTAGAGGTCATAGCACCAGCGCACCATGGCGCTGACGGTGTCCTGACGCACCCAGCAGGTGATCAGGTGGAACTCGGTGCCCTTCTTGCCCCAGAGGCGGCAGGCCTTGTAGTCGTTGGTGGTCTTTGGTTTGAGGGAAGGGTCGATATAGAGGACCAGGGCATCATAGTCGCGGATGCGGAGCGCCTTCTTCCAGCGGATCCAGTCGTGCCGGAAGATCTTGCCGGCGATGATGGGGTTGTGCATGTACTCCTTGTTCCAGGCGAAATACCCCATGAAGGCGGCAGCTGCAGCTGCTTCCTCCTTGGTCCATTTCTCCTTCCAGATGGGTTCCCCGTTACTATCGACGGCGTTGACCTGGCTGACCTTCACGCCTTCAGATTCGCACATCTTGGCGAGCACGGAGGTCTTGCTGATGAGGTTGCCGGCCATGATGAAGCGGCCGCGGCCGAGGTCGAGGGCTCCGAAGAGAGCTTCCTTCACCCAGTTGTAGAGATCCTCCACGCGGGAGGGGTTGCGGCAGAGCTCGTCATCGTCCAGGTCATCTATGACGATGTAGTCCGGGCGGCGCTCCATGTAGCGGAGGCCACGCGGGGACTGGCCGCGGCCGAGGGCCTTGAAGCAGCAGCTGTCCTTGGTGACGAAGCTGCCGTCCGTCCAGTCGCCGATGCTGCGCTGCTCGCCGAAATCGGAGATGTAACGCTGGTTGTTTTCGAGCTCAGCCTGCAGGGCGCCGAGCAGCTCGTTTGCACTGTCCTCGCTCTTACCTACGACCACCATGAAGCGGATCTGCTTCTGGGCCTTCAGCCACATCGGGATAAAGACGTCAAGGTGCGTGGACTTGGCGTGGGCGCGGGGCCACTTGAAGACGCCTTTGAAGTTGGAGTTGTTCCGGATATCCCGGGCCGCGTCGTTGTGGAACTTGGCGTTGTGGACCACGCGCATCTCTCCGGTCTCCGGGTTGGTCTGGTTGAGATAGTGCGGAAAGTAATACTCGCAGAACTCGTTGTAGTGAGCCAGAAGGTGGCTGATGCGCCGCTCCTTCTCATCGGCGGTCTCTCCTGCGGCGATATCTATGCCGGTGGCCGCCTGTACTTTTTTGCAGTGCTCCTTCCATCGGAGCATTGCGTCTTTGATCTGACTGATCCCGGCCATGGCTGTATCAGTTTTTGTTCAGCTGCTCCAGGATGTAGGCGTCCTGGTACTTGTTGAAGATCTTCAGCAGGTTCGGGGTGATCTCGCGGTCCGTGCGAGCGCGGTACTCCATCCATTTGCTGAAGGCCATGAAGACGTCGATGGTGTCCACGACGGAGGCGCGCTTGTCCAGCTTCTCTATGACGCTGGAGAGCTTCGACAGCTTGTCTCCGAGCCCGGCAAGGGCCGTGGGGTCATCTTTCTCGTTGACCTGGTCTATGAGGTTGTTGATAGCCTGCAGGAGCTTGTTTACCAGCTCGGGCCTGGTGATGGTCTTTGCGGCCCGCAGCTCCTTCCATCCCTCCTGGTTTACCCATTTACTGACAGTAGGCCGGGCGGCCGAGATCTTCTCGGCGATTTCTTCCATCGACATGCCTGACAGATACAGGGACTTGGCGATGGATTTCTTTCTCTCTTGTTCGATTTTTGTGTTACCCATGATATTGCGCAATAAATTTTGGCCGCAAGTTCTCTTTTTTTCGCGTTGATTTCAAAAAACGATGAATGGCCTTCACAGAAGCCGGAATTGCTTTCATACTTTTTTGGAATGTCTCTAAATTACGGCTAAAATCGCGGCAAAATCAAAACGAATTTGCCATGACAAAACCACGTGTTAGGATCTCAAACGAAGCGCTGAACAGCTACGGCACCCGTGTCATCACGGCCGGCATTGATATCAGCCATTTCCAGCAGAACCCCATCCTCCTGTATATGCACGAGCGCGGGGATGTGATAGGAACCGTCGAGAACATCTCGGTCGAAGGTGACGCCCTCGTCGGTGAGCTCTCCTTTGACCAGGTGACCGACCTTTCGAAGCGTGTGGCGGCCCAGTTCGAGAAGGGAAGCCTGCGCTGCGTCTCTGCCGGCCTCCGCATCGTTGAGCTGTCCGATGCTCCCGAGGTGGTTGTCCAGGGGCAGACGCGCTCCACCGTGACGCGCTCCATCCTGCGTGAGGTCTCCGTGGTGGATATCCCCGCCAATCCGGAGGCCGTCCGCCTCTATGACCAGACGGGCAAGCTCCTCGAACTTTCCGATGGCGGAGAGTCTCCGCTTCCGAAACTTACATCATTAACCCCTAATTCAAACAGTATTATGGATCTCAAAGCCCTCGCCCTTTCCATGGGCCTGCCTGAGACGGCCACCGAGGCTGAAGTTCAGGCAAAGGCTGCAGAGCTGTCCGCCGGTGCTGCAGAGCTCAAGACTCTGAAGGAGCAGACCCAGCAGATGACTCTCGCCGCCATCACTACTGCGGTTGAAACCGCCATCAAGGAACACCGTCTTGCGGCCGACAAGAAGGATCAGTTCATCGCCCTCGGCCAGAAGATCGGCCTGGAAGAGCTCCAGTCCACCCTGTCTGCCATGCAGCCTGCCATGAAGCCCTCCGACTTCATCAACCAGGGCGCCGGCAAGGAGGGAGGCTATACCAAGCTCTCCGACGTCCCCTCCGACAAGCTCGCAGAGCTGAAGGAAAAGGATCTCGCCCAGTACATCCGGCTGTACGAGGCTGAGTATGGTTTCAAACCGGAACTCTAAAACCCCTATGTGATATGTTTAAGTTCATTGCACTCCTCTGCGCCCTGGTGTTCAACTGCTTCACCGGCGCGACTCTCGGTGCCGCGGTCGGGATTGATCCCGTGGTCGGCGCCCTTGGTATGAATGCCGTCTCCGCTGTGGTCGGCGTCATCGGTCTCCCTTCCGGTCTCCGCGCTGGTGTCTTCACCGAGCTGTGGACCGGTGAACTCGTCAAGAAGCTCCGCGCCGGCCTGAACGGGTCCTGGCTTGAGGGTATTCCTGATGCCTCCTCCGTCGTTGAGAACGACGTTATCCACCTGGTCAATGTCGGCGTGGATCCTGACGTCCTGGTCAACAACACCTCCTATCCTATCGCAATCCAGGAACTCGCGGACGGCGATATCGCCATCAGCCTGGACAAGTTCCAGACCAAGGTCACCCCTGTGACCGATGACGAGCTCTACGCCCTGTCTTATGACAAGATGGCCCGCGTGAAGGAGTCTCACGGAAACGCCATCAACGATGCAAAGTTCGCCAAGGCGGCCCACTCCATCTGCGCTACCGGTTCTCCGATTATCAAGACCACCGGTGCCGCCGACGCTGCTTCCGGCCGCAAGAAGCTCACGATCGCTGACCTCATCAACGTCAAGCGCGCCATGGACAACCTGGGCGTTCCGGCCGCCGGCCGCCGCCTGGTGATCTGCCCCGACCACGTGAATGACCTTCTGGGTGTCTCCGAGAGCTTCGCCCGCCAGTACAACCTGGATCCGGTGAACGGCCGCATCGCCCGCCTCTTCGGCTTCGACATCTACGAGTATGCCGATACGCCTATCTACTCCGCTGCGGGTGTGAAGCAGGCCCTCGGATCCGTGGAGAGCGGCAGCAACTTCCACTGCTCCTTCGCCTTCTGGAAGGACCGTGTCTTCAAGGCAACCGGTAGCACCAAGATGTACTATCACGAGGCTAAGACCGACCCTCAGAACCAGCGCAACCTCATCAACTTCCGTCACATGTTCATCGCCATGCCTAAGAAGGCAGACGCTATGGCCGTGCTCGTGAGCGACTACAGCTCCTCCGATGCTCCGACCATCACCGGCGACGAGTTGATTGACAACGTGGCTGCCGCCGGCGGCAACAAGCAGCGCACCTACGCAACCTCCACCGGTGCCGCCATCGCTGCACAGAGCAACGCCGACTGGATCACTCCTACCGTTGCATCCAATGGTAAGACCGTGACCTTCGCCATCGCTGCCTATGCCTACGCCGCTGAGGGTGACAATCCTCGTATCGGCACTGTGACCCTGACCATCCCCGGCACCTCCGCCAGCAAGACCGTGACGATCAAGCAGGCGATGGCCGAGAATGCCTAAACCTTCCAAGGAATGAAGCTCAAAGTAGTTCAGCAGTTCCGCGACAAGTTCGATGAACGCACCCTCTATCCGGAGGGTGCCATCATCGACATCGAAGATGCGGCCCGCGTGGAAGACCTCATCTCAAGAGGCCTCTGCGAGAAGGCACCAGCCAAGACCACATCCAAGAAGTCCGGATCCGCTCCTAAAGGTAAGTAGGTATGGAACTGAAGTATCTGGTAATCCACTGCACAGCCACGCCAGAAGGCCGCGAAGTGACCGCTGGTGAGATTCGCTCGTGGCACACTGGCCCGGTAAGTAAGGGCGGGCGTGGCTGGAAGCAGGTTGGCTATACCGATATGATCCACCTCGACGGCACCGTCGAGCGACTCGTAGAGAACAATGAGGATGCCTATGTGGATGGCTGGGAGATAACCAACGGAGCCAAAGGCTACAACAGCTGCTCGCGTCACGTGGTGTACGTAGGGGGGCTTGCTTCGAACGCAAAAACGCCCAAAGACACCCGTACCCCGCAGCAGGCCGAGGCCCTAAAGGAGTATGTCCTGGACTTCCACAGAAGGTTTCCCAAGGTGAAGATAATCGGCCACAATGAGATCGCGGCGAAGGCCTGCCCGAGCTTCGATGTGCAGAAGTGGCTCAAAGAGATAGGTATCTGATATGGAAGATGGTCTGAACTCCCTGAGGTGGCTGTTCGAGCTTGGGCTTGGCCTCCTCACCAGTGTAGCCGGCTGGATAGTCGGCAGGCGCAAAAGGAACAACCTGTTCCTCGAAGATCTTCAGCGCTCGATTGATGCCCTGGCGGCTAAGAACGCCGAGCAGATGAACGAGATCCTGAAGCTCCGCGAGGAGGTTGTCAACCTCCGCACCGAGAACCTCTCCCAAAGCAAGGAAATCCTGGCGCTAAGGGATGACAACAAGCAGCTCTCCGAGCAGGTGGCATTCCTCCGTGAAGAGAACAGCACTCTGAACGAGAAGGTGTCCCTGCTGACGGAGCAGCTCTCCGGGGTCAAGACCATTACCAGGAGCAAACCATGACACCCCCTTCTGTCTTCATATTACTTTCTATTTTGGCCCCCGGAGCGGCAGGGTGCGTCGCATGACGCCCCTGTCCGGGACGGGTGGAAGGAAAGCCCTAAGAGTCACACGTATTCATTCGAAAACCAATTAAACGCAATTTGATATGTATGTAAATGGTAGTGATCTCCTCCTCATGATAGGAGCAAAGGCGGCCGGACACTGCACCTCGCACTCCGCCACCTACTCGACCGAGACCAACGACGTTGCAGTCAAGCCTGCCGCATCGGCAGCTCAGTCTGCGGCCCTGTTCAAGAACAAGCGCGTCACCGGCCTTGCCATGCAGGTTAAGGTGGACGGCCTGATCTTCTCCGGCGAAGAAGAGTCCGGCGTGGATGCCGTCCTCGCTGCCTGGAAGAACGGCACGCCCGTCGCGCTGAAACTCTTCCACCGCAGCCGCGACAACGAGCCCTATGCCTCCGGCAACTTCATCATCTCCTCGCTCGAAGAGAACAACCCCGCCGGTCAGGATGCGTCTTACAGCGCAACCTTCGACAACGACGGCGCAGTCTCCATCGACGAGTCCAAACTTGGTCCCGCTGTTGTCCCTGCAGGTTAGTGTCTTATGCAGCGTATTGTCATTAACGGAAAGGAGTACCCCTGTAGGGCCACTATGGGGGCATTCCGTCGCTTCAAGGCCATTACCGGCTACGACCTCTCCAAGGCCGACCCGACCGACATTGCAGACAACGTGACCTTCTGCTACTGCTGCATCGCCTCGGCGTGCGCAGCTGACAAGATCCCGTTCGAGATAGACGTGGATGAGTTTGCCGACATGATGGATCAAGAGGCGCTGGAGGCGTTCATCGTTTCACAGAAAGAGCCTGATGATTCAAAAAAAAACGAGGGGAGCCGGTAACGGTTGACGAGCTTGTAGGATTTGCGATGGGGTGCGTGGGGATGAGTCTCGAAGACTTCGATCATTGCACCCCATCCGAATTTAACGCTATCGCCGAGCAGTGGCGCAGTAACCAGCGCCGGCTGTCTATCGAGGCTTGGGACCAGGCCCGCACAATCGCGGTCTCCGTCCTGCAGCCGTATTCCAAAAAGCCTCTCAAGCTGACCGACATCTGCGTCCTCAGTTTTGACCAGGGAAGATTAGAAGGCGGCCACGCGGTCCCCAAGGGACACGGTGACCTGAAGAGAATGAAAGAGCTTGAAAGGCTCGTAAATGCACAGAATAAATAGCTATGGCTAATACGGTATCGTTCAAAATACAGGTGTCTGATGATGGCCAGTTCAAGGTCATCACCGGCGATGCAGCCGGGACGCTCGATATCATCCGCACCATCCAGAAGCAGGCCGGGCAGATGTCCCAGGGCATCACGGGCTGGGCGAAGGACAGCGCGTCTGCTTTCACGCAGACTGCGTCCGAGGCCTCATCCTCCGCCAAGTCTATACAGAGCGTCTATGAGCGGACGATGAACGATATCAAGGGCGCCATCGCAGAAGGTACAACTTCCTTCAAGGAGAACATCTCTCTCCAGAAGAAGGAGATCCGAGACCTGGAGAAGGAGTATAATACCCTCAAGGAGGCGCGGGCGGCTGCCATGACCGCATCCGAGCGCGAGAGCATCTCCGGAGAGATGCAGCGCGTGAAGCAGGAGCTGGAGGACGCCCGCATGTCCCTCCATGCTTTCGAGGATGCGCAGGACTCCATGTCCACCTCTTCCTCGTCCGTCCGTACGCAGCTGATGAACCTCCGCAACGAGATGTCACAGCTGCGTCTGGAGGGCAAGGAGGACACCGAGGAGTACCGGCAGCGCCGCGCTGAGCTGGAGCGCCTCGGTACCGTTTACCGCGAGCTACAGACCGAGCAGCAGGCACTATCCACCGGCGCCACCCAGATAGGCGGTGTCATAAATGGTGTGCAGGGTCTCATGGGCGTCTATTCCATGGGTACCGGTATTGTGTCGATGTTCACACAGAAGAATGAGGACCTGATGCGGGTGCAGTCCAAGATGCAGACGGTGATGACTATTATGATGGGTCTGCAGCAAGCGCAGAACGCTCTGCACTCCACGTCCGCCTTCCGTATCACCACCGTCCGGAAGGTCACGGAGTTGTGGCAGTCCGGCGTCAACAAGCTCTCTACTGCGATGAAGGTGAACACTGCCACCGCTACGGTGTGGCAGGGTGTCCTTACCGGCGGCGTGACGATAGCCATCACGGCTATCATCGCCCTGGTGGGCAAGCTCATCAAGAAGCATCAAGAGGAGAAGCAGGCAATCAGGGATGCTGCGGAGGAGGAGCAGCGGCAGCTGGAGTCCGTCCGGACTTCCGCGGCTAACTCCGTGGCCGGGCAACTGCTGGAGTTCCGCAAGCTGCAGAAGGGGTGGGCAACCCTGGGCAACGACATGGCTGCCAAGACGAAGTTCATTTCCGACAACGAGACGGCCTTCCGGAACCTTGGCGTCGAGGTTACGTCGGTCTATGATGCCGAGAACCTGCTTGTCAATAATGAGCAGGCATTCGTTCAGAGCCTCAAGAACCGAGCCCTTGCAGCTGCTGCAATGGAGCTCGCCACGAATAAGTACAAGGAGGCCCTGGCGAAGATGGTTGAAGCCGATCAGGTAAAACCTACAGACGCCCAGAAAAAGCAGGCAACTAAGGACGCCTCGGATGCTTACATCGGTCAGCTTGCGGGCAAGGATGTGCTTGGCCGCGGCCAGGTGATGGGCAACAAGCAGAAGATCATGAACGACGCCTATAAGGCCTCGATCAAGAAGCAGACTGGCGAAGTAGCCGGCGCCCTCCGTGAGGAAGGAAAGAAGCTGATGGAGGAGGGTGACCGGTTTTTCGCTGCCGGCCAGGCCGCCGGAATGAAGGCGAACCAGGCCCTGCAAGCTGTCAATATTACCCCCGTAACGCCAGGCGGTTCGGTCACCGCTACTCCGGGCGCTGGAGATGTAGATGAGAACAAAGCCGTGGCCGGTTCTATTGCTGAGATTGAAGGCCGTTTGAGCGACCTTCGAGCTGCCCTCAAAAGCGCTTCTGCAGATGAGCGTGCAGCCATCCAGCAGGATATACTTGTCTGGGAGGCAAAGCTGGATGCGGTTAATAATGAGCTCGCCGCCCTGTCGGTACCGGCGGATCCGCAGACACTGCAGGAACTGTCCGCTGCCATCTCCTACTACGAGAAGCAGCTGAATACTGCGGGAGAGTCCGAGCGCAAAGAGATCGCCGACACCATCAACTCCTACAAGGCAAAGCGCCAGGCCATCCTGGATTCCATTGCCGAGGTGAAGCAGGAGACAGAGGATGCCATCAACGACCTCGGACTGGAGCAGGATATCTTTATCACCCTGCGCGCCCGGGTGGTCGGAGCCGAGGAGGCGGCGCGGAAGATCCGCGAGCTGCAGGCGATGTCTGCCGTGGCACAGACGCAGGAGGAAGTGGACGCCATCAATGCGGCCATCGAGTCCTGGAAGAAGTACACTGCCGTAGAGACCACGGCATCCAAGGCTGACAACAAGAGCGCCCAGGGCCTGTCCGCCCTAAGCTCTGCCGTCGGCTCTCTTGCGGGCCTGGTGGATTCCTCTGCAGCCGGTTGGGTCACCTGGATCTCAAACGTACTTTCCGCCATTGCTCAGGCTATCCCGGCTCTCGCGTCACTGACAATCGCCCACGAGGCGGAGGCAACAGCAAACACTGCCGCGGCCGCGACCGGAGCAGCGTCGGCTGTGGCGTCGATTCCGTATGTCGGCCCTATCATGGCGGTGGCGGCCATCGCCTCCATCATTGCGGCCATCGCCGCCATCCCGAAGTTCGCCTCCGGCGGTATCGCCTACGGCCCCACGCTGGGCCTGTTCGGTGAGTACGCTAATGCTGCGAACGACCCTGAGGTGGTGGCCCCGCTCAGCAAGCTGCGCGACATCATCGGCGGATCCGGCTGGGGGACCAGGAAAGTAGAGTTCAAACTGCGTGGCCGTGACCTGTATGCCACTATGGGTATGGAGGCCGCCATGTTAGCCAGAGGATGATATGCTATACAGGAGATACGAGGGTTCATTTCTTAGCCGCGCCGGCGTTACCTGGACGGTCCGCATCCTTCAGGAGGCGGAGCAGGCCTTCGATACAATCGGCGAGCTGGATTTCCCTGCGGATGATGCCGTAATTATCGAATGGAACCAGGAGGACAAAGAGAAGCCGATGTGTGGCTCTGTTGCCACCATCACGCTTATCTCACCGGGTGACCGCACCTATGAGGACCTCTACACGATTGAACCAGGCAGGATCCGCGCTGATATCCTCAAGAACGGCGTTATCTACTGGAGCGGGTGCCTGGATCCGGAGTTCTATACGGAGCCGTACTCCTCCGGCATGAACTACCTGGTGTCGCTTTCGTTCAGCGACTTCGGCATCCTGCATCGTCTAAACTACAACCTCTCGGGCATGAAGACCCTGGAGGAGGTCTTACTGGACGCACTGACGCGCTCCAAGATCAACTACCTCTCCGTCAACCAGGGCTACATCTCGACGCGCGTGAGCGACGTGCTGGCCCTCCGTATGGACCGTCTCTCCGTGAGGAGCGATAACTTCTTCGACGAGGACGGCGTCCCCATGGATCTTTACTCAGTCCTGGAGGGAATCTTCCAGCCTCTTGCGCTAAAGTGTGTGCAGCGCAACGGCGTCATCTATATCTACGATATAAACGGCCTCTATTCCGGAGCTTCGGGCTCTCCTATCGTCTGGGTGTCCGATGATCAGGCGCTGGGCGTGGATAAGGTGGCGAACAACGCCAAGATCACGCTGTCCACCTACGGGCAGCCGGACCTACAGCCGGAGTTTGAGTACACGGACGAGACCGACGAGACCGTCACGAACCTGACAAGCGATGTGCCCGAGACGGGGCCGGAATGTTACTCGTACTATCAGAACTACGAGGAAGGGCGTGTCGGTTCTGACTGGGATTACTCCTGGTTATCTTTCACCATCTTCCTGAGTCAGAACGCAGCGGGGCTCGCCTATAAGCACCCTAATGCGAAATACTTCAAGATCGTCCCGCTGTTGGGCGGAAACGAGGCGGAGGGCGTGGCCTATTTCTTCTATACCGGCGGGCATGGCGCCCTCACGACGGGGTGGCCAAGGAAAAAGGGAATTACCTACAACCTGGCCGATGGCACGCCCATCATGAGGACGCATAAGGCGTATCTCCCGGCCGTCGGAGAGGAGGCCTCTAAGCTCAACCTTCGGCTGGTGCTTCCAATGCTGCTGGACCCTCGTTACAACCCGTTCTCTGATGCCGAGACCGGAAACGAAAAAGACAACTACGGCTCATTTGGATTGGCTCAGGACGCCCTTGTCCCGGTAATGGTGCAGCTCTATAACGAGGCCGGTGATGTGATTATGCACTACACCAACCGCACGGCAAGCGAGTACCAGATCGGCTATGATATGATATTTGGCAAGGCTACGAAGTATTCGACGAAGGGTCGCTGGGAGTCTGGGCCCGCCGCCCATGGTGATTGTATGCTCCAATACTACGACCCTAAGGATAAGAGGGCCGGCCGCGCTGTATGTGGGTGGCAGGAGAACCGGCAGGCTTGCGGGTTCTACAACAAGGTCCTCTATCCTTCGTTCGCCGAACAGGATCCCGGCCAGGTGATTCCTTATCCTCCGCAGGGGGGCTATATTGAGGTGACGGTCTGCGCGGGCATCATGCTGGTCAAAGAGGTGCTCTTCGGCGGTGATATGGACATGACCTCCCTTCTTATGCCAGTCACACGGTGGCTTCTCTTCCAAGCCCCTAAGCTGGAGCTACTCCGGGCAGGTACGACCAATCCGGTAGTCAATTCCGACGATGTTGAATACACCGGGGAGCTGAATGCGTCAGCGAAAGAGGGCATCGAAATAGATACCATCTGTGGGACCATGGAGACACCGTCTCCTATTGCCCGGGGACTCTTCTTCGACAGCACGACAAAAGCGCCCATTACGGCGCTTATTAGGCAGGGAAGGATGGCAACCGCAGAGCAGCTACTGATAGGCACGCTGTACTCTCAGTTCGCCTCCAGAAAGACCACGCTGTCCGGCAAGGCAGCCATCAGGTCCGGAGGCCTCGCGCGTCTCTCGGATGCCGCCCAGGGAGACAAGCGGTTCATGCTCCTGTCGGACTATCAGAACCTGATCATGGACGAGAGCGAGTTGATGGTGGCGGAGATTGCCCCAGATGAATACATTAGCGACAATGAGTAAGAGATATCAATCTGCAACCAACCTTAGGGACCCGCGCCCGCGCAGTGAGCGCCTCCGTAAAAACGGAGGAGCCCAGGGCGGCGGCAGTTCAAGCACTGTGGTCGAGATCCACTCCTCCAGCTCACCTGCCGGAGGGGATGGCCATACCCATCAGAACAAGGAGGACCTCGACAAGCTGTCGGTCTCCGGCGGCTATGTCAACGTGCTTGTGGACCAGCCGACGGAGGAGGGCTCCACAGAGAAGGTGCGCCAGAAGGCCTCTGCCGGCTGGGCCGACGAGGCCGGGCACGCCGAGGATGCAGATCACGCCGATGATTCGGACGCCTGGGAGGGCCACGACTTCGATGACTTCATGGATCAGCCGGTCCGCAGCACGGACCAGGTGCAGTTCGTGAAGGTGACCACCCCGCACGTGGCGAGCCCTGGTTTCTCCGAAGGAGCCCTTGGTGCCGGCTTCCGGATGTTTATTGACCATCGCGGCCACGCGGTGATAGAGGCGGATGATATCACCATCCGCAAGACGGCCAAGTTCTTTGAACTCATCATCCAGCAGTTAAAGCACCAGGGCGGCATGGTAATCTATTCGGCCGGCGCTATGGAGTGTACGGGCGTAGAAGAGCTGGAGAATGGCTACAAATGCTATTTTGACACCAAGGATGGGCAGATTCCCAACGAGTTTGTCGTGGGCGATCAAGCGCGCTGCAACCGCTTTAACCTGGCCACGACCACGGCCAAATACTATTGGCGGCTCGTCACGGCCGTCGGTGCGGACTATATCATCCTCTCAAAGACGGATTGCGACACCGGCTCCGCGGCTCCGGAGGCTGGAGACAATATCATTCAGCTGGGCCACCGGACTGACCGCAACCGGCAGAGCGCGAAGATAACGACAACGATTGACAGCAACTCGCCCAGGGATGACTATTATGAGGGCATCAACAGCTACGACCTCACCGGAAAGAATGTCACCACGGTAGGCGTGAAGGATGGGAAGGTTGGCGTCTGGACTCAGAACGGCGAGTTCGTAGGCCGTGTAACCATCACTGGAGGAGGCGGGCTCAACAACCTGGACGAGTGGAACAACCTTTCGTCCAGCGTGAGCTCCGCGTGGGCGGAGGCGCTCGCTGCGTCTGAAGCTGCAGGGGCCGCCCAGGCTACGGCGAATCAAGCCGTGCGCGATGCTGCCACTGCTCAGGCGGCTGCTGATGCGGCACAAGCTGCAGCGGCGCAGCTATCCTCATTGCTCAGCGACTGGGCGTCCGATAGCAAGATCTCCCCCGTGGAGAAGGAGGCCCTGCGACAGCAGAAGACGGACATCATGACCGAATATACCGAGATGGTGTCCAGGGCTACCCGCTACGGGGTCGGTTACTCCGCGTTTACTGCAGCCTATACTCTTGCGGCTGCTGCCTTAACGAAGTACACGGCCGCAACTCCGGAGACGATAACTGTAGAGGCTGACTATTCCAACATAGCGGCGTATTACACCGCCCGGGCAGATCTGCTCACTGCAATAGCTGCTGCAGAGAAGGCGGCGACGGACGCCGCTCAGGGCGCTGCGGATGCGGCGCAGCGGGACGCTACGGCCGCCCAGGGCACGGCCGACAGGGCTCTTGCAAAAGCAGCTGCAGTGGAAGCCCTGCTGGAGCAGATCAACGACGATACTGTCCTGGATCTATCAGAGAAGAATATCATCCGCACCCAGTGGATTACCATCAACGGGACGGAGGATCTCGGCAGGACCGGAACTAAGGGCAGCTATGTAGCCACCAGGGCCCTTGCTGCCATCTATGGCAATGTGGGCGTTCCGGAGGTTGTGACATACAACGGCCAGGAGGTGACCTATAACGGTCAGCACATCTACTACAACGTCAACGGCCTCTCCGAGCTGAATGCTGCCTACCTTGCCCTGAGGGAGTTCCTCCGGGGCGTGGGGTTGAACGACCGGCAAAACGTCTTCAACGGCTTCGACAGGGCACGCTTTGCGGAGCTCCTGACGAACTACAACGACGCGGAGATCCGGGCGATTGACAACGTGAACCGCGCGCTGTCGTACCAGATGAGCGCCTTCCAGGATGCCGTCCAGCAGAACATCGACGAGATGAGGGACCAGCTGGACAACACTATCGAGTATCACTTCGGTTACCATGGTGCGCCGACCGCGTCCAACGCGCCCGCCGTGTCCTGGAATACCGACGCTCTGAAGAAGGACCACCTCGGAGACGTTTACTATGACGAGGACACCGGCTATGGCTACCGCTGGCAGAAGGATGCCTCCGGTACTTACTACTGGAAGCAGCTGCAGGATGATGCGGCCATCCGCGCCCTTCAGCTGGCCTCCCTCGCAAAGGACACGGCCGACGGAAAGCGCCGGGTGTTCCTGGCGCAGCCTACCGCCGCAGACGCCTATGACCCCGGTGATGTCTGGATGCACGCCACCATCGGCTCCTATGTCGATGAGATGCTTGTCTGCCGCACGGCTAAGGCTGCCGGAACGGCCTTCAGCGCGTCGCACTGGACAACGGCTACCAAGTACACGGATGACACCGTGGCGAATCAGGCAAGAGATCTGGCCAATAACGCATCGCAAGTTGCCAATAACGCCTCCAATATTGCGCAGCAGGCCCAGAACCTGGCGACTGCCGCCAAGACCGCTGCAGATGCGGCGAGCGAGCAGCTCTCCAACTGGGCATCCGATAGCAAGATCTCCCCGGTGGAGAAGGAGGCCTTGAGGCAGCAGAAGGCGGACGTAATATCTGAGCACGCAGCACTCTCCCTTGAAGCGCAGTCGTACAGTATTTCCGTGACGGCATTCAATGCTGCGTATAACGCCGCCCTGGCGGCCTTCAACAAATATACCGCATCGACCCCGGAGACTATAACGGTTGAGTCCGACTATGCCAATATAGCGGCCTATTACAGCGCCCGTGCCACCATCGCCCAAGCTATTGCAGAGAAGGCCAAGGAGGCCGCTGATGCGGCGGCCGATGCGGCCGAGACCGCGGCAGCTGCTGCAGAGGAAGCCGGTGAAGCCGCGGCGGAAGCAAAGGAAGCTGCTGATGCTGTTGCAGAGGCCGTTGCAAAGATCAATGTGGACGCTATTCTGGATGAAGCCGAGAAGGCCGAGATCCGCAATACCTGGACTGCCATCAACGGCATCGTATCGACCGGATCTATGGGCCAGTCGGGTACGTACTACGCTGCAAAGGTGATGCTCGCTGAGGATGGCCGTGAAGGCTTCAGTGTGGAGATTACCTATAACGGTCGGGAGGTTACCTATAACGGCGAACACATCTTCTACAACCATACTGGAGAAAGCCGTTTGGATGCTGCTTATCTGGCGCTCAGAGAGTATTTGCACGCCTGTCAAATAAACGCACCGGGCGTCTTCGCGGGCTTCGACCGTAACCAGTATGCGGAGTTTGTCCGGGATTACCATGTTGCGTTGAACCAGGTGCTGCAGATCCTTTCCGATGTGGCAAAGGAGGCGGCAGACCATGCGGCGCTCCTTGCCGGTAATGCGCAGACTGCAGCTGATGCAGCTGCCGCTTCGGCCACGGCCGCAAACGAGAGGCTGGCTGCCTGGGCGGCGGATAATAAGATCTCGCCGACAGAGAAGGCGTCGCTCAAGCGCCAAAAGGACGACGTGATCTCTGAGCATACGGCGTTTGTACAGGCTGCCGGGAAGTATAGTATATCAGTAACGGCATTCAATACGGCCTACAACGCGGCGGTCGCGGCTTTCAACAAGTACACGGCCGCTACGCCCGAGAACATCCCTATAGAATCCGATTACGGCGATATCGCTGCGTATTACACTGCCCGGGCAACCATTGCCCAGCAGATAGCTACGGAAGAGAAGAATGCCATCGACAACGCATTCAGCGCCGCCCAAACGGCAAATACGAACATCGGCCTGATTAACCAGGTACTGACACGTTTTGCCTCCGATGGCTATATCTCCGCAACCGAGAAGAGGACTCTGCAGGTGGCTCTGCAAGATGAGGCTGTCAACTATGTCTCTATTCTTGCGCAGGCCCAGCGCTACTCCACGACGGCTATCAATAGTGCCAAGACGACATATATTCAGAAGTTCACAACCTTCCAGACGGTTGTGAACCACTACACGGCGCAGAATACCTGGGCGGACGATATCCAGGTGACGAACCAGTACCCGCTCTCGGCCATCACTGAATACTACCAGGCCCGGGAGGATCTGATCGACCTTATCAACGCCAGACAGAAGTCCTACTCGGAGGGGTACGCAGACCAGCAGGTGCAAGCTGCTGTAAATACCCTTTCCACGGCCATCTCCGAGGGTGACACTGGCACGCTGAATGCGGCCATCCAGAGGATATCCGAGTTTGGACAGACCATCATTGAGGGCGGCTATATCAAGACGAACCTCATCAATACCGACGCGCTGGTGGTGAAGTGGATGCGGACCGCAAATGACAAGGTGGTCATCAATGACGATGGGTCTATCACGGCCGTAGATGTGAACCTGACCGGCACCATCAATGCGACATCCGGATCCTTCTCGGGACGTATAGAAGCCGCATCCGGCCATATCGGAGGATTCGTGATCGGCAATGGCTATATCGGTCTGAATACCAGCGCTGGTGGTTCCCCGTCTTCCAATGGTATGTCGCTGTACGATAGCTTTATTTCTTTCTATGAGCGAGATGAGGACTCGTACTATGGAGGAACCTTCCATGCGTTGATAGGCTCGAATGTGAACAACGCCTGGGCGGCACGCGGGCTTGTCCGGGTGGAAGCCACCGGGACCGGATCTCAAACGCAATACGATGACTGCTATGGCATCCAGATAAATGTGAGCGGATTCCGCAACCCGTATGCAATCTATTGCACGGAGGGCATCTTTGCTGGCTTCCGCCCGCAGGTCGATATCAGCAATACGAGCCGGTACCTGACGAATATGGACACCGTTGTCATGTGTGGCAATTCGAATGCTGTGACATTCTACCTTCCGTCCACCCCGAAGCATGGGCAGCTCTATGCACTTGTTCATACGACCACCACAACTATGAATATCAGCTGCAATGGCTCCAAGACACACCCTATCATGCGCGTCACCTCCGGCGGTACAACAACGGTGATAACGACATTCTCTGGCTCCATGGAGACGGTCCTTCTTGTGTATAATGCGCACGCGACGATCACCTATGACGGTGAACAGAGAACGGGTGTCTGGGTGCTAACATACCTTAAAGTTTAATAGATATGAAGACAATCAATTTCAAGAATTTCGAGATGTTCGACGATATCTCGAAGGAGACAAAGACAATCGTGGATGTCCGCCGGGAGCTGGCGGATAACATCTACAGGTCAACGAACGGCATCGTGGCGCTTGACCTGGCGCTGAAGATTCACAAGTCAAACGGCCCGGTGGAGCTGACGGACGAGGAGTATGGAGTTCTGGAGGCCTTTGCGATGACAGGGACGCCACGCTTCATCGAGTCCTTCCGCGCGAATGTTAAAGACAAGTAATCGCTAAATCAGCTTTATTATGGACACAAGAGACATGACCCCCTATGAGGATCCCGCCCTCCTTGAGAACGCCGGCGTGGTCCTGTTCGACCTCACAACGAAGGATCCATTCGCCTTTAAGGCAAAGAAGTTCGCTGTGACGGCCAAAGACCTTTCGATGTACTCTATCGACGGTACATCTGCCCTTCTTCGCTCCACAGCAAACTGCTACGTGGTGCGCACCGCTGGTACATACAAGTTCCCCCTGGTTTACGGTAACGCTATCAAGAACGGCGTGGCCAATGTGGCCGCCTATACCAACCTCGGCGGAGCATACCAGGCAGACTTCGTGAACCATCTCGGAAATCCCATCACGGATCCGTTCATCGAGAAGAATGCGAACTGTAAGCCTGCGGCCGCGAGCCTGCTCTGTCAAGACACCCTCGGGATGATATCCACCGTGTCCTTAGTGGAGGGTGGAGACTGCAAGTACATCCAGTTCACCGTCGCCTCGGTTCCCGCCTGCAATGGTAACGCAATCCTCGTTGTGAAGGATGCCTCCGGTAACATCATGTGGAGCTGGCACATCTGGTGTACTTCCGACCACCTCGGCCCCGAGAGCTTCAACAACTACACCAACGTAGAGTATCTGCTGATGACAGAGAACCTCGGCGCTGTGTGGAACGAGGCCCGCACCCGCCAGTGGAACCCGCACTACCAGTTCGGGCGCAAGGATCCTATGGCGTTTGTCAACGGCGCTGGATCTCAGGCAACGCTCTACGACATCAACGGGAACGTCTATAACGGCTTCGGTGCTCGCGGTACTGACTGCGACCAGCTGGCTACGAAGACCGTCGCCGAGGCCATTAAGAACCCGAACCTCTTCTTCACGCGCTTCGACGATGTGAGCCACAACTGGAACAACCTGACCAGGTTCAATAACTTCTGGAATGCGGCTCTGAATGCCGACAGCCTCGCCGATGACCAAGCAACGGCTATCAAGACCATCTACGACCCCTGCCCGCCCGGGTACATGCTGCCGTCCGGCCGCGCATTCACGGGCTTCACGACTACCGGAAGTAATACGACGGACGCCACGCAGTTCAATGTCATAGGCGCCTGGGATGCCGGCTGGCGCTTCAAGCGCAAGGCGGATGATGCGCAGGGCAACTACTTCCCCGCTTCCGGTTACCGTGCCAACGGGTCTGGCGGTCTGACGCGCATGGGCGGCTACGGGGGCCATTGGTCCTACGCTTCGTACAGCCAGGCGCGCGCGCGCTACCTGAACTTCGGCTCGGGCGGCCTGTACCCGCTGGACAGCAGCTACCGCTCGGGCGGCTTCTCCGTGCGCCCCTCCCGAGAATTAAATTGAATCCTTTGAAGACCGGCGGCGCCCGTCTGAGGGGCGCCGCCTAAATCATTTTGCCAAAAATGAAAAGATTTAAGATCAAAATCAAGAACTCCATCGTCTGCGTCGGGGCTTGTGCGGGTGCAGAGGCCCTCCGTGCGGAGCTGAATGGCTTCGACGTTGCTAATAAGACCCCGCTGCAGTGCATGGACTTTATAAGAGAGTTAAAGAAGAAATATGAAGATAGAATTGGAGCCGGTCCCTCCGGTTTATAATGTGGCCAGGCTGCTATGGACGCAGCTGCACCGGTCCACGCAGAAGACATCCGTGAACGACAAGCGCGGTATCATCTTCGAGACTGAGCTTTCCATCTCTCATTTGATGAAAGCTGCCGTCAAAGCGAATAGATGCGTAACCAACGCAGGGCAGAGGATGTCGTTTATCCAAGAGGCGACAGAGCTGATAATTGATATTGAGCTGAACGTCCGGGTGATGTTCGATCTGAATATCATCAAGGAAAAAGGCTTCGCTCAGATCGTGCGAATAGAGGATGACATCCGCGGGCAGCTGTATAGCTGGGCGCGCTCCACGGCTCCAGCTTGTTAGATTTATGAACATTTTACAAGCATACTTCCGGTTTACCGGGCAGAAGGCCCTTGGTCGTGCGGTAATTCGCAACCACTGGGCACAGTCCCTTCAAATTCAGTGCTCTACCCTCACGCCTGTCGGGAGGATATTCCAGAAGGGGTTGATGGTGCTGTTGGTATTCGTGTTGTTGGTCTCAACCCCGGAAGTCTATGCGGCCGTCGGCTCAGTGCCCCCGACCGCATCGCCCTCATGTGGGCGGTGCTGCGCCACCGGCGCGGCTCATTCAATAAACGGAGCACTCATTGCGGGCGCTTCCGGTTACCGTGCCAACGGGTCTGGCGGTCTGACGAACATGGGCGGCAACGGGAACTATTGGTCCTACGCTTCGAACAGCCAGGCGAACGCGCGCAACCTGAACTTCAACTCGGGCGGCCTGTACCCGCTGAACAACAACAACCGCTCGAACGGCTTCTCCGTGCGCCCCTCCCGAGCATTTGAAAGGTGGCCGGATGTATGCTTTTCTTCTATGAAGTATTCTTTCAAGCAAATCCACGAGATGGTGGTCTTCGCCTACTTGAAGGCGAGGGAAGAAGAGAGAGGGACCCTGGCGCAGCTTGAATTTGAGCTGGACCTTGAGAGGAACATAAAGATACTTGCTCTTGAGCTCTACCATAGGCAATGGCATCCGCAGCCGCTTGACTGGTTCGTTCACCTGGATCCAACGGTCCGCGAGGTGTTTGCTCCGAAGTTCCGAGATCGCATTGTGAGTCACGTCCTGTTCATGATGCTCTCCCCGATATTTGAGCGTTACTTTATCTTTGATAGTCATTCGTGCCGAGTCGGAAAGGGAACGCTGGAGGGCATCGAGAGGCTGGAGCATAATATCCGAAGCGTCACGGACAACTACAGATATGAGGCCTTCAGCTTGAATTTTGATATACAGGGCTACTTCATGGCAATCGTCCGAATGCGTCTCTATGACATCATCTGGAAGACCCTTGGCGATCACAAGATGCGCTATCCGGATGCGATTGACTATGACTTTGCGGACTATTTGATCACAACCTTCCTATCGCGTGACCCGCTTGAGGGTTGCGTTTATCACGGTGATCCAGCCCTCATCAAGCTGGTGCAGCCGGGGAAGAGTTTGCGAGACCAGGAGCCGGGCGTCGGTGTGCCCATCGGAGATGTAATAAATCAACTCAATAGTAATATCTATTTGAACCCCTTCGATCAGTTTGTGAAGAGAGGGCTTCACATACATCACTACAACCGATATGTAGATGATGGGAAGCAGCTGCACAGGAGCTATGACTATCTTGTTGAGTGCATGGAGCGCAGCGGAGAGTTCCTCGATAGGGAGCTTTGCCTGAAACTCCATCCCAAGAAGACAACCATCACCAGCCTATATGACACGACCTACTTTCTGGGCGCAGCTCTTCTCCCCTACAGAAGGTACGCGAAGAATGATAGTATCGGCCGATTCCGGGCCTATATTGAGAGCGTAGAGCTGATGCTTGAGCAGGGCAAGGCAATCAACCGCCAGGACGTCCTGTCGAGCCTCAATTCACGCCTGGGCTACCTGTCGCACTTCGATGAGATCAAGATGATACAAAAGACGCTGAGTAAGGCGCCCCTCATCATGGATGAGTTCGCCTTCACGCGCAACTACAGAAAGGCAATCATTAAACCTGCAGTAATATGATTAAATACCAATTCACAGAACCGCGCCGCATGGACACGCTGCCCAACGGCTGCACCCGTTGCTACTACAACGAGACCGTCTCTGAGGAGACCATTACTACTACCGACCAGGAAACCGGCGAGGAGACGTCCGAAACCCATCCTGTCTATGGTTACGAAGCCCTGGACCTCGAAGGCCCGGTGACTAAGGCCGCGCTCGTTAATGCGCTCATCCGGCTGCGATACAGCCAGTCCGATGTGGAGGCCATTATGCGCCACGCCATCGCGGGCGCAGCTGGTGCCGCTGAGGAGTTTGCTGCTTTCGATGCCTACGCTGAGGCCTGCAAGGCGGAGGCGAACAGGATCCTGCAGCTGGGATAACCGGCACAACGCAAAAGGGCCCTTCAATCGGTGTTCGAGCACTGGTTGAAGGGCCTTGTGTGTGCGCCCCAGGCGCGTTTCGTTTTGGGGCGAAAAAGTCACATTTCGATTTGAAAACCGTCACATTTCGTTTTGCCGATTATAATGGCCGATGAAAAATTCCGCACCTGGGACTGGATCTTCGGCCGTTCGCCCGTCACCACTTTCCAAAGCACGAAAAAGTTCCCCTGCGGCACCGTCACGGCGCATTTCACCCTCTCGCATGGCCTGTTCTCGCAGCTCCATTTCAGCGGGGACTTCCTCGGCGCCCGTCCCGCCAACGAACTGGCGGAATCCTTAATAG